TTTTTACAATTTGCTACTATCAGGAGATGTTTTTGTATTGATATTACCTAATAGATATCAAGACAATACAGGGTTTAATATTTGCCTGAAAGTCATTGAAGCAGATCATTGCACCAGTCAATTTTCAATTGACAATTCAATAATAGCCGGTGTCGAAATTGATTCATACGGTGCACCAATTGCCTATCATTTCAAGAGTTTGGATTATGATTTTTATAACTACCAAACGAAAAGAATACCTCGATTTAACGCGTTGAATCAACAACAGGTATTACATATGTTTCTTAAGAAACGTCCTGGACAAAAGAGAGGCGTTTCAATATTCGCTCCTGTCATTGAGTCATTGAAGCAATTGACAAGGTATAAAGGTGCCGAACTCGACGCTGCTGTAGTGAATGCGATGTTTACCGTATTCATAAAAAATACAAATGGAGGTTTACAAGCAGGATATTCTCCATTAGGAATTGGTGACAATGCGGCAATAACTGGGAACGCTGCCGGTGATGAAAATGTTTACGAATTGGGAAAAGCAAATATCATAGAATTACCACAGAATCAAGATATTTCTTTAGCAGATCCGAGACATCCTAATAGTGGTTTTCCCGCGTTTTATACCGCGTGCGTTGAGGAATTAGGGGCTACTGTGGGGCTTTCCCCTGAAATGGTAATGATGAAATTTTCCAGCTCATTTTCAGCCGCAAAAGCTGCAATACAGGAGGCGTGGAAAACGTTCAAATTTTATCGTACCTTTTGTGAAAATAAATATTATAATCCTACATACGAATCATGGTTGACAAGTGAAATATTGACAGGTAATATTGTTGCTGATGGTTTTTTTGATGATCTTACTACTCGTGAGGCGTGGCTCGGAAAATCCTGGATCGGATCGAAACAAGGCATGATCGATCCACTAAGAGAAACACAGGCAAGCGTGCTACGTGTGAACAACAGACTATCAACCAGAGAACAAGAATACACGCGGGAAGGCGACTGGGACGACGCTATGAGAGACTTCAAAAAAGAAGATGATCTATTGACAGAATTGAATATTCAACCAAAAAGTCAAATAGAAATTGAAACAGAAAAGGAAAGTAATGATGAGATCGTTAATCAATAAAAAATGGGCAATGTTGCCTGATGCAGTAGAGGTAGGTTATCAATTACTAAATGATAAAAATCAACTATCTATAGAAGAAATTGCTATTGGAATGCATGGCTCAAACTACAAAAAATATCTTGACAATGGAGAGATAAAATCACCGAACGCTGAATACTTGTATAACGCAAGTAAAATTAAAGGTTCGGTGAATTCATACCAGTTTGAAAATATAGGAATTATACCAATGTTTGGAGTAATTTATCCGCGTGAAATGAACACTCCTTCTTATGGTTCAAGCATTGCTCTGGACGAAGTAAGTAAAGATCTTTTAATGCTTGAATCGAAACAAGATATAAGCAAGATACTTATGGTTTATGATTCTCCTGGTGGAGATGTTACTGGCGTTTCTGACGCTGCAAATCTGATAAAATCTCTTAATAAACCTATATATGCGTATGTAAGCGGTATGGCAGCGAGCGCTGCCTACTGGCTTGCATCGGCTTCAACGCGGATTATCGGGGAAAATACCAGTGAATTCGGTTCAATCGGCGTTGTGGTGTCATACGTTGACAGAAAAGGACAGGAAGAAAAGAACGGTGTAAAAAGGCATACATTAGTTTCCTCTTTGTCGCCAAATAAAAACCTTGACATAGCGACAGACGAGGGAAAAACTGAGATCATGAAAATACTTGACGGAATAGCTACTATTTTTATTGACTCAGTGGCACAAAACAGAAAAACAAGTTTTGAAAATGTAGCTGAAAATTACGGTAAAGGTTCGATGTTCCTTGCTGGACAAGCGAAACAGCTTGGAATGATTGACGAAATAAGTACTTTTCAGGAGACATTGAAGAAATTGACAATAAAGGAATTTAACCAAATAAGAGGGGATATTATGACTTTGGAAGAATTGAAAAATCAAGAACCTGAAGCATATAAGAGCGTTATTGAGCTTGCTCAACAGCAAATTAAGCTTGAGACAAGCCAAAAAGACATCGAGGAAAAGGCAAAAGGTATTTGTTTGGGTGAAATAAAAGTCACTCAAAACAATGAAAATGAACAATTTGTAAAAATAGCGGCTGACGCTATGAATAAAAATCGGAGGTATTAAAAATGGCAACAATGATTAGTGCAGCTTATAGCCCTGATGTTCTTGTCACGGGGGCAATTTTCAAAACAGAATCAATCATACTCTCAACGGGTAACCTGGTACGTGGTACAGTTCTTGGAATTCTTGATATGACAGTACCTTCCACCGGTACTGCTGACGGCGGAAATACAGGAAACGGAACCTGTACGGCGGTTAACAGAAAAAGACATATGCGGGCGGGCGTTTATACTGCTCTTGCTACTGCAGCAACGAAATTCAACATTAAAAACACTCTTGGCGAGGTTATGGGTGAGGCTACAGCAGGAACGCAGTATACAGATAGAGAAATAACACTGTTGATTACTGCGGGTGGAACGGCTTTTATTGCAGGTGATAAATTTACAATTACCATTACAGTGGGCAATATGGAATGCGTAATTGTCAATTCTCTGGGTACTAATGATGGCAGACGGCTTCCATATTGTGTATTAGCAGAGGATTGTGATGCATCATCAGCAAAAAAGGATACCGTTGGATATCTCGCTGGTAATTTCAACGCTGCGAAATTGGTTTTTGGCGGTAGCGACACAATAGAAACACATCGTGCAGACCTGCGCGATCTTGGTATATTCACAGAAGAAACAGCAGCTTAAGGAGGCTAAAATAAAATGGCGACTACAATTAGTATATATGATACCCGTACAATGTTGCAGGTACTTGAGATACGGAGATCTGCAAATACATTTTTTCGTAAAAACTTTTTCCGTGATGGACAAATTTTCACGACTGAAACCGTTGATCTTGATATAATTAGAGGCAATCGAAGGATGGCTCCTTTTGTCAATCCAAGAATGCAAGGCAAAGTGATGGACAAACAGGGATACACTACAAAATCGTATAAACCCGCATATGTAAAGCCTAAACTTCTCACAACGGCAGGGAATTTGTTTGCCAGACAGGCAGGAAATGCTATCTATACTCCTGCCATGACACCGGCGGCAATGGCCGCTCAACAGCTTGGAAGAGAACTTGCCGATCTTGACGATAGCATAACCCGTCGTGAGGAGTGGATGTGTGCCGGAGCTCTTCTTACCGGTAAAGTTACCGTTATTGGTGACGGTGTTAATGATGAGCTAGATTTCTATGCTGACGCTGCTCATTTCCCTGTATTATTGACAACAGCGAGATGGTCACAGAGCTCGACAGCCGTGCCATTGACCAATCTCAAGACATGGAAACGATTAATTGCGAAAGATAGCGGTGTCAATCCTGATGTTTGCGTTATGGGACTCGATGCCTATGATGCTTTCATGGGATGTACGCAAGTGACAAGCGCTTCCGGGCTTTTCAACTTAAGACAAATTGACATTGGAGCAATTGCTCCGCAAATGTTACCGAACGGAGTAACTTACATTGGCAGAATCAATGAAATAGGCGTAGATATCTATACCTATGAGGAGTGGTATTATGATGAAATATCCGCTACAACTAAGCCTATGATGCCGGCTGATAAAGTTTTCATGGGTGCGACAAATACGGAAGCAGAATTTTGCTATGGTGCTATTCAAGACCTGGATTCTCTTGTTCCTGTAGCTCGTTTCCCTAAAAGCTGGAAAGAGGAAGATCCGAGCGCAATGTTCTTGATGGTTCAATCCGCTCCTATGCCTGTACCAAAAAGAATTGATGCATTTTTGACAGCTACGGTGTTATAATGAAACAAGTTAAAGTGATTTTAAAACGTCCTGTTTGCATTGACAATGTGTGGTACAAAATCGGAGAAGAATTAATGATTGATTTTGAAACTTTACAGCAAGGAATGCTTTCAAATTGCTTTAACGTTGTTAATGAAGAGGTTATAAAAGAGATAATCAAAGAAACTCCTTTTGTTGAGGCGATTAAGCCAAAAAATGATGATGACATCCTTGAAAATCTGTGCAATATTGACTATGTTACTATTGATATTGCACAGAAATTATTGAACTTAGGAATAAGGAGTGCAGACGATATTGTAAAGAAACAAAATTTAACGAAAATTAAAAACTATAAAAAAATAGTAGAATCCGCTAAATTGTGGATTGAGGAGGATAATAATGGCTAATGCAATGTATACTAAAGCGTTAAACAGTTTTTTACAAGGAGAAATTAATTGGGTTTCAGATTCTATTTCTGCAATTTTAATTAATACATCTCTGTATACTGTTGATATTGCAAATCATCAATATTTATCGAGTATTGCAGCAGGTGCGCGTGTCGCAACGGCTGCACTTACCGGGAAAACCGCAGTAGGTGGCGTTGCTGATGCTGCAGATCTCGTTTTTTCCGCTGTGTCAGGAGCGCAATGTTCTGCCATAGCATTTGTAAAGATTACCGGAAACGAAGCAACAAGTAATCTGTTGCTGTATTTTGATACCGCGACAGGGCTGCCAGTGACTCCAAACGGGGGAGACCTGACATTGACATTTGACAACGGTGCAAACAAGATTTTCAAATTATAAGAGGCAAAAATGATATCTCCGAGTTCGTTCTATCCTGTTAATTCTGATACTTTTCCGATGATATATATTGGTGGGGGTGCCAATAGTAAACATGAAATGGGGCTCGGTGTCGCTGCATCTCTTGGCGGGAATGCTACTTGGAGGCTTCGTTTTGCGTTGCCTCCTGTTTTC